AAGACACAGTCTCCAACAATTTCTTTCTGAATAAGGATTTCATGGGTGATCCTGGCACACTGATGATGGTGATGCGTCATGAAGGTTGGCACGCTGCACAAGATTGTATGGCAGGCACGATTGATAATAGTTTGATTGCTATCATCATGCCTGAAGAGTCTGTTCCTATCATCTGGCGTGTCCTGGCAGAGCGCACATATCCTAAGAATGCTGTGCCTTGGGAGGCAGAAGCAGGTTGGGCAGGTAGATCAGAGAATATGACAATGAATGCTCTAGCAGCATGTGCTGGTGGTAATATGTGGGAAGTATATCCTCCAACACCTATGACAGGTGAATGGTTGCAGGAGAATGGGTATCTAAATAAAAAGTAAGGTTTTATAATATTATCGATGGCATCGTTTTACTATCCAAGGGGACCATTTGGTCCCATTTGCGATACTATTTTACCTGATGATGACGGTGATAGAGTACGTCGTCTCGATGATGACGATGATGATGGCGATGATGGTAGAGGTAGAATTATTGATGGTGGTCCAAGACCTGCACCTGTAGGTGTTGCCCCTTGGCCACAACCTATTACTAGATGTAAGACTAGGGTTTTAGAAAACGGTGAAACTGAATATTATGATTGCTTCACCGAGTTTGATTTTGATTATGATGATGGTGGATATAACGGCGACGATTGTATTAAAGATGTAAACGGCGAGTGTTTTAATTGGGTCCAAGAATCAACAGACGAGTTTGGTTTGGATGATGATTTTTTCGTGCCTGAGATATGTCCGATTTCATGTCTTCCTTATGATGCTGATATTAATATTAGACCAGTTGAATTTGCAGTTAGAAAAAGTAACGGTCAAATTGTTTTCAAAAAGAAGTATGCCTGTGAAAAATCAACACCACTTACTTATGGTGTAAATGCAGTTATTGGACAGGTATCCTCATCGATCTCAGCTAAATTTTCTGATGATGGTAGAAGTATAGAAGTTACAGGATCTGGGACAGGTACAGCAGATCTTAGACTTGAATGGGATGACAATCCAAACGATGCTGGTACTGCACTTGGTAGTATTACTGTTGGAGGAGCAACCTTTACTCAAAGTGGAGGGGAAGGTAGTGAAGAAAATAGAATTAATATTAGTGGACCATCAACAATTCCCCTATCTTTTAGTGGATTGAATTCTGCAAATGATGTTATTGATGTAACAAATTCTAATACAGAATTGCATTTGCTTGATGGAGATGGGGATGATATTAATGCGAAGTTTATTATTCGGGGTGCTTCAGGTGGTGGAGTATCAGATGTCAGTCTTTGGAATTCTGAGGCAGATAAGTATGCTGTATGGACAAATCCTGCACAATGTACGCTTCCTTGTCTTACACAAGAAGTAACATATAGAATTTTCTTTAATGAAAGTAATACATATTACTTTGAATTTGGTGCAGATGATACAGGAGACCTATACTTTAATGATGAGGTGACTCCTTTTGCTTCGGCAGGCACACCTTCTATGCTCAACGATAGTTTTCCTAAAGCAGGAGCTCCTACTCGTGTAGCGAAAAATATTACAGCAGGTATTCATTTATTGACTGCTAAAGTTACAAACTCTCCTCAGGCAATACAAAGTGCGGTGGTGGGATATGTTAGTAGTAATAATACACTTGTTAGTTCTTCTGGAAGTATCGGTACAATATCTCTTGGTGCAGGCACTGCTATTAGAAATGAATTGGATGGATTTTCAGATACAAGTGGACAGTTTAATGGCACATTGAATGAGGTTGGTGGATTTAATGTCCCGAGTGATAGTCCTACATCACAATACTTAAGCTTTGGCACTCTAGAACTTACAGGCACACCAGTTAGCACTAGGACTGCTTCTATTACTATGGATTTAAGTGGAGCAACTAGTGTGACTTTTACTATTATTGCAGGTAGTGATTTTAATGGGGGTGAAAGACCGAATGATGTCGGTGATACTATGGAGATCAATTTTGGCAATGGTTGGAATACATTAGCACCATCAAAACAATCCGCAGGGGTATCATTTGATGAATATGATCGCACATATGGAAATTGGTATACATTTACAGTCAATATCCCTTCAAGTATGACAGTCCCCAATGCTACAATTCAATTGAGATCTGGGGGAGACATACCTGAAATTGGTGGCACTTATAATGGTCTATCAAGTAGTGCTTTTGCTGCAGCATATGCTAACTGTGCTGATGTATTCGGTCTTTATAAAGTTAGCATTGTAAGTTCGACACCTGGTGAGTGTGAGGCAGTCTGTGGTAACGTTACAGCAAATTATGATTCATGGAATTGGTCCAAGAATCCTGGTGGGTGGTATATTAAATGTTGCAAAGGGTCTCCTTGTATTTCTGGTGAGAGTTTGCCTTGGGTTAAATCTGGTCCTGATCCAGGTGGTGCCTGGAGTGATTTTATGAATGCATATGCAGTTTGGCAATCTGAAAATGAAGGATTTGAGGGCGTAGAGAAAACTTTAATCTATGACATTTACATTGAGAAAAACGCAACTCTTAACTTAGAGTATGCTGCAGATAATTTTATGAAAATTTATTGGGATGGCAATCTTGTCGCAGAGCAAACAGATAGGCAGGGGTATACTTCTTCTGCTACTACAACATTTGCTGGTGTAATAGGAAATCATAAGTTAACGATGAAGGTAACTAATGAAGTTAATAGTGACAATGATAATTCTTGGTCAAATAATCCTGCTGGTGGTGCTTGGGCACTATCTTATCAAGATGATGTTAGCGCATCATTTGATTCAAGTGGAAATCTTGAAGTCGAAGGATCTGGTCAAGTAAGTATTGGATTGAGTTTGGAGTGGGATGACAATCCAAACGATTCTGGCACTGCACTTGACACTTATGCTATTGGTGGTGCATTTCTAACACAAACTGCAGGTGTTGAAAAGGGCACAGCAACTGCTACGTTGACAGTTAATGGTGGTCAAACCTATAATGCTAACATCACTGGAAATGGTGATGGATTTGAAAGAAAAAGAGATGATACTGAATTACATTTCTTCGATGGTGATGGAGATGATACTAATGCCAAACTTTCAATCGTTAATGTTGTTGGTGGTATAATTAGAACTTCTGCCGATCTAGATCAAGTCTCTGATGGCAATCTTTACTGGCATACCAGGATGGCAACTGGTTATGCATACAATACAAATCAAAATTGCAGTCTTGTTTACACACCTTGATATGAAACTACCTAAAATTAATCATGAAGATCTTCCAAAGGACGTGCAGGACTTGGTAGATAATGGAGCAGAATTTGAGTCAATTATTGATGAGGCATTTGCTGTAGACTTTCCAATTGGACCAGAGCAACATAAGAATATGAAAGTTGACAGTGCTAAAAAACTAGTGCTTCATCGTAGATGGGTGGAGGAGATGGAAAGGATTTATAAACGTTACGAGCAGGGTAGAATTACTAAGGAAGAAGCAGATCTTTTAATGAATGAATCTACAGACAGAAAAAACACAGGTCGGTTTACCTGACTCACAAACGTGTATAAATACCTAACCGTAACTTGTTACGGTTTACAACAAATTGACGGTGCCTCAATTAATCGCATCTCTTTGTTGACAGCACCACCCAAAGGTGGTATACTTATCACAACGAGAGCAAGTCGAGCTCTCTTTCATCCGTGGGATACTCCACGAGATATACTTAAAGGTAAACAAATGTTTAAAACTGTATTCGCAGCAACCGCTGCTCTGTCCATGTCCGCTGGCGCTGCTTTCGCAGGACCCTATGTCAACGTCGAAGCAAACTCAGGTTGGACGGGCGCTGATTACTCTGGAACCGCAACAGATCTTCACGTTGGTTATGAAGGCGCTCTTGGTGAGAACGCTTCATACTATGTCCAAGGCGGCGCTACTGTTGTCTCTCCTGACGGCGGCGAGAGCGACACCGTTCCTTCTGGCAAAGCAGGTCTTGGCATCGGTTTGACCGAATCCCTCGGCGCATACGGCGAAGTCTCCTTCGTTGGTAGTGGCGACAGCGATATCGATCGCGGTTACGGCACCAAATTGGGTCTGAAGTATTCCTTCTGATTCCATAAATAATGTGGAGACCTTTCGTGCGGTCTCTACAAAAGTCGGAACACCCAATAGGCACTCTTAGGAGTGCCTTTTTTCTTTAAAGAATACTATGAATTTTATAATCTATACTAGAGACGGTTGTCCATATTGCACTAGAATCAAAGAGATCTTTAGAGCAAAACAATTTACTTTTGTTGAGAAAAAACTTGATAAACACTTTACTAGAGAGGATTATTACCAACAGTTTGGTAAAAACACCACCTTCCCTCAAGTATTAATGGATGGCAAGAGACTAGGTGGTTGCACTGAGTCTGTAAAATATCTCAGAGAAAATAACATTCTTTGAGAGTTATAAATATTTTTGAGTTATCAAAAAAGGGAGGTTGGTTTCCAGAATTAAAGTAAAAAATACGGGGGAACCATGTTAATCGCACTAGCAGTTTTAGTTACAATCGGTGCATTCATTTTAGGAATCACTGTTTCTTGGTTAGCAAAAGGATACGTTGAAGATTTTATCGAAAACGCTGCCTATGCCAAATCAGTTACTCACCCAGAAATGTTGGATGCAGATGGCAACATCTTACAAGATGAGTTAATCTACATCAGAAACAACAACCCTTGGAATGAATTTGAAACTTGGGAAGATGACGAAGAATGATTTTAGGAGTTTATTATGCCAACAACAACAAACAGTAGCAGTCGTCTACTGATTTCTGAAGTGTTACGAAAAGTCAGTAATGCTAAGACAAAGCAAGAGAAAGTTAATCTCTTGCGAAAATATAATAGCAATGCATTACGTCAATTGTTGATTATCAACTTTGATGATAGTGTTATTTCTATTGTGCCTGAAGGAGAGGTGCCTTACACCCCCAATGATGCACCTGCTGGGACAGATCACACTAGACTAGAGCATGAGTATCGTGGTCTTTATCGTTTCTTTAAGGGTGGTGCAAAACTTCCTTCATTAAAGAGAGAGTCTATGTTTGTGCAACTTCTGGAAGGACTCCATGAGTCTGAAGCAGAGTTAATTATCCTAGTTAAGGATGGTCAACTGAATCAAAAGTATAAGCGTATTACAAAAGCAGTAGTTTCTGAGGCATACCCTCAAATTGAATGGGGTGGACGCGGTTGAAGATTCTTCACAAGGAATGTGATCCATCTCTTTCAGAAGATCGATCACTTCCTTACACAGCATATCTTATTGAGTATGTGCAAGAAGGTATCACTAAGTTTGATATCGTTTCATCTTCTAAACAAGTAGAAGTATTTGATTACTATTGGGATCTTTATAAAAAGGACCTAATTAACATGACACAAACTGAAGGCAGAATTAATCCTAGACTATGGCAAGATCCTTCTTCCAAAAAAGAAAAAGAGACAAAGAAAAGAAAGTAATGACCATCTATCTCAACAAACCTGCAGAGGAAGAGGTAGAAGAAACTGTAGAAGAAGAGAGTAAATCTTCATTATGGTATCTTGGATTTGTTATTGGTGTAGTTGTTGGACTTCCTCTGGCAACTATGCTATTATGGAATTGGTTGATACCAGCAATCTTCGGTCTACCTACCATTGGGTTTCTCAAATCTATGGGAATTCTGGCACTCTCTTATATTTTATTTAAACGATGACTAAAGTATGTTTGATCTCTGTTACTCCTGAGGCAGAGAAAACTATTGGATACATTGCTCGTGTGAGTAATCCTGCCAATCAGGAGAATCCTAAAATTTCTGGACTGCTAAAGTATTGTATCAAGCATGGACATTGGTCTGTGTTTGAGCAAGCAACAATGACTCTAGAGATTCACACCACTAGAGCAATCGCAGCTCAGGTGTTGCGTCACAGGTCATTTACATTCCAGGAATTTTCACAACGCTATGCTGATTCTTCCCTACTCGCGGAGACGATCCCTCTACCTGAACTACGCAGACAAGACACCAAGAATCGTCAGAATTCTATTGATGATATTGACCCGTTTCGGCGGCAGAAGTTTGAAATGCTAATGCAACAACATTTTGCACAAGGAATGGATCTCTATCAGAGAATGCTTGATGAGGGTATTGCAAAGGAATGTGCAAGAAATGTGCTACCATTATGTGTAGGCACAAAAATGTACATGACGGGCAATCTTCGCAATTGGATCCATTATATCCAACTGCGTTCCTCCAATGGCACCCAGAAGGAGCACCAAGACATT